AATGACTTTCTCTTCTGTTTCATACGCTCAGACTCACCAGCCTTTGGTTTGCCAGCAGTCTTTGCTCCTTGCTCACCAAAGCGAATAATCTTCTCTTTACCACTCTTGCAAGCCTTAACCACGTGGGATTTCTTTGGGTGCTTAGGTGTGCGCTTTGGCTTGTTACAAGCCATCTTTGATTTATCTACCACAAGCCCTCCTAAACTTTTCAACAAACACATCAAGGTTGTTTAGAGTATTGTCGCTAAGAGAGATCAGCTCCGACTCGGTAAATGTCGGAAGGTTAATTGAACAGATCGCTTTTTCTGATGACACCGTTGCCGCGCAACCTGTCAATAGCAGCGCTGCGGTCATTACTGGTAGTAACCTCATCAATCTTTTCCTTTGTCTCGACGTAGTCTTTTAGGTCTTGAACCTCGTCTTCCTTGCGTTGTTTCATCTTACCGTATTGGATAAGGCCAAACACCGTGACCAGAAAACCTACTAGCCACGCAGTATAACGACCTAACTTTGAATTTACGATAAAGCCGATCATCTATTTTGCCTTGCCTGCCTCAACGCCCTACGAGCCTCTTCAAGACTTACCAGAGCCTTGTTGCCTTTCCCATGACGGCTTAATCCAGTATTTGGATCTGGCATAGAAGCAAACTCTTTAGCCAAGTCTAGCAGTGCCTCATCCTCGTCATCAGATTTTCCTAACAAGTAATCGGAAAGGCTTTTGCGTTTCCATCCTCCGATAAGCAATTCAGCACCCATCAAGTCCTGAACCTCTGGAGTAAACTTTTGGTTTACATCAATGTTCATATTATCAACCAGTTCTTTTATGGTGACTGGTATGATTTGATACTTACCGACCGCAAAAAGCCTGTTAGGATTTCTAGGAGATTTTATACTTTGTAAATCCATGATCTCCTTGATAGTAAGTTCTGTCAGGGGTTTACCGCCCCTTGTGGTATTTATAGTGCTTCCGACAATCTCATCGTCACCAGACTCTCCTTTTACAGTCCCCCTATTTGAGGCATTGTAAGATCCTGCACTCTCCACGCTAGCAACAAACTCTAACAAATCAGCCCCGATCTGCCCACCAGTCGGTCGGGCTCCCTGACCTGCAGACGGACTTTGTCCGTCGCCTTGCCGCATTTCAGGTTGTTGCGAGGTACCCTTAAAAGCTTCTAAAATCGCACCAGTACCTGCACCAGTCTTAGTAAGGTCAGTCTCCTTCATACCCATGATACGAACAGCGTTACTGTCGCCCACTACCTGAGCCCCAGAATATTTCTGATTAATCCTCTCAGCCTCACTCATGGTTAGATGGAGAGGGTCGTTGGGGTCGTATTGAGCCATCTCAATTGTTGCACCTTCCTCATTGGCAACAGCAATGATAGCGTCCGCAACTGCCCTGAACTGTTCAGAGTTCACGTTAGGCGGGACAATAACAGGGTTGCCACCACGAGCCTTAACTTCTCTGATAAGCTCTCTTGTGTTATTGGCAGCCTGCTCTGGATTGCTGAAATCATTAGTTCCCAAAGCAAGGACAACATCACCCACGCTAGGTTGTTCGACTTCAGCAACACCAGCCTCACCAGATCTAGTAGTATCACTTCCCCGCAAGCCACCCCTGATGGCGGGTTCGTCAAGCTCTACAGGAGTATCTGATGTCTGCTCTGGCAATTCTTCAGTGAATGACTCTTGGATCAGGCCGCCAATCTCATCACCTTCACGGGCCTCCTGTAATCCAACGCTAGCGTTTTCCAAAACCCTGATAGCCTTGCGACGGTCAATAGCTTCGTCGAGGTCGTAGAATCCGCCAGCATAGAGAATATCTTGTTCGCCCCCCATTCTCATAAACGAGGATCTGGCAGCCATAACCGAGCGCATACGCCTGAACCCATCATCCGCTGCCTTTTCCAAGCTCCCGTCATAGCGCCTGTCAAGTGCGTCTAGGAACGCTTGCTTAACAGAACCATCTACACCCTCAATGCCTTCTAGGTCTACAATATATTTGCTTCCATCCCACTTGGCGCCTTTGATGGATCTCTCAATAGATGCAAGGTTCTTGCTTTGACGTAAAGACTCTGCCGCCAAACCAGTGAGAAGTGTTGATCTGATTATCACGCCACCCTCTGGATCGAGTTCGGCAAACCTATTTACATTTTCTCTCAATCCCCTATTACCGACAAGTTTTTCGAGGAACCCAGAAGACAAGAAATCATCACTGCCACCTTGCGATAAAAGCAAACCGATGGCCGCTGTGGCGCTTTTAAACTGGTTTCTAGCTTCGGGCCTGTTCAGCGAGTTGGGCGTGACGACACTTGCCAGAGTTTCGCCCGCCTTCAGATTATCAAGCAGCTCTTGTTGTGTCAGCTTCGAAAACTTTGAAGTAATCTCTTCGGGATACTCTTGTACGATGGTATTTGCGCTTACCCCACCTGCTTCAGATTGATTTATAATAGTCCCAAAAAGGTTTGGCAGGGTGAAATTAAATAAACGCTCATCTGCATTGCCTAGGTTTGCAAAGATCTTTGTTATTTCTGATTGATTAAAATCTATGAGTGATGTCACGTCTTCATAAAGAGCCGCCTTAGCCATTGCCCTAGAAAAGTCAGTGCCCCCACCCTGCTGGTCAATCATGCTCACTAATCCGAATGTTAACTGTTCCAATGCCGCTTTATTTGAGGTGGCTTTTTCGAAGGTAGCTAGCATCTTGTCGACATTGTCAATCTTCTCCTGTGTCGATTTCCACTGTTCATCTGTTACGCCAGGCGGTTGGGAAAGACTAAGCTTCGCCTGTGCCCACTGTGCTTGGACATTGTCAATATTTTGAGGCCCAATCGGTTGACCAGACTTTTCCATTTGGCGCAGCATCCCAAGGTTTTGCTTCAAAAAACCACCTATTATTGAGTCGTAGCCTGCCTGCCCCTGTAAAGTCCATTTCTTTTGCTCACCAGCATTAAACCTAGCCACAGTAAGAGCAGCAGAATCAATCTCAGCCTGAGTACCGATGGCATATTGAGTTCGTTGTTCTTCTGTGGCATCAGGCGGAAGGTCAACGAAAGAGGCAAAATAATTCTGCTGAAATTCTTTTGTCTTGAAAGTCTCTTCCATCATGTAGGCTTGCATGTCCCTGCCGTACCCATCAAAAGATCGACCAGTTATTTTTTCGTAAACATTTTCGTAGTCCGTGTCGAACTCGATACCAACAGCAGCATACTTTTTTGCAATCTGACGCTCAAAAAGATTGGCAGCCTGCTGACCCTGCTCTTGACGAATCTTCTCAATAGTCTGAACGTCCTGTGCAAACACTGCAAGGTTTGGGTCAATACCAGATGTTGTTGCTTTTTGCCGTTTAGCCTCTGCTTTTTCATAGGCGGTAAACGCATCGAAGGCAAACTCGCCAAGCTTTGCGATGCCTTCAAGATAAGTTGGAGCCTCCTGCGGTGCCTGAATAGGGCTTTCGTAAGAAGGTTCGCCTCTTAGTTTCGGTGCAAATAAATCAGCCATTAATCTGATCCTGTATTAAACATAATATATTCTGATGCCTTCAGCTCGTAGAACCTGTCTCGTGACATCAAGTACTTTGAAATTTTAGGCCACTCCGCTTGCATCCTAGAGGATGCCGCACGACGTAAAGACTGTTGGTCCTTGAAGCTGAAGCCAGAAAGGGCAATCCTTTCATGAATTTCTTTCATCAACTTGATGCCACGCTGGATGTCCTCATCAGATCCACCGTCAATAAGACTAAACATAAGCTCTGCATCCCTGTTCACCTCTTTTTTAAATTTTCTAAGGCTTTCATTGTCATTGTATACCCTGCCTGTAAGGTTGTAAAACTCTACAACCTGTGGTGGCGTAAACCCAAACGCAGTGACCAAAGCCTCTGCAATGCCCATTTCTTTGCCTGGTTTATTTTCAACAACTACGCCATTCTTACTTCTGTATATACCGTTGTTAAGAATACCCAGTCCCTTTGCTAGGTTGTCAAGTCCAGAGGGTTGCCTAAGAATTTTTAGCGTATCCTCTGTAAGGGATACGGTGTGACCATTTCTCAGTGAACCTAATGCGTCATAAAAAGCAGAAGCGATACCGCCAACAATCTCACCAGAGGGTCCGCCAATGGCGCTTATTGTTTTTTCTTCGAAGATCTTCTCGTAGGTATCCAAGAAAGCGTCAACAGGTGCCAACCTTTGGCCTAGAGAAACTGGGACACCCACATAATCAGCTATTGCGTCCAGTATACCATATTTCAACGCAACATACAAACTGCTATCTGGTTCAACACCAATCTTTTCGCCTATATAAGCCGCAGAGTGGTCAAGACCGAAACCCGTTAAACCATACATTGGGCCGAGTACAGCAAACAACCTTGCACGTTCCGCTGGGGTGAAATTTCTCCCCACAAAAACCGCTTCCATAGCTCTCATTGAATAAGTCAACCATTGGGTTGGAACCTTCATGAGGCCAGATTGAATCCTACCGCGAGACCCAGTATTCATGTTAAAAGTAAGATCCTGTTCGCGTCTTGAAATCCAGTTTCTAGCATTCTCACTCAAAGCCGATACACGGGGGTTCTTGGCCTTCCATTCAAGAAAAGCGGTTGCCATAGAAGTTAGTCGGGTCAGTCTTTCACCAGACTTGAACGGCATAAGCCCCATGTCGAGACCCTTGCCTGATAGCTTCCTGATCTGGTCAAAGTTGCCTTTCAGCGCACCATAGGTCATGTCCTCGCCATTAAAGCTGGACAAGCCAAAGCCAATGCCAGTACCATCCTCAATAGCGTCACCGTCAACGACCTGACGACCTGATGTTCTGATGTACTCTAAGAGCTCCCTTGTGTCCTTCTCGCTCATGCCAGCAAACTTTGATAGGCGCTTGATACCAAGATCAATAGTCTTTGGGTCGTTTGCCCTCAGTAAACCACGAACAGCAGTGGCAATACCAGCGCCTTTAAAACCGTGTTTAGGGCTGATCGCCATGATAGTGGTGACATGAAAACCCTGCATGATGTACTGTGATAGGTTAAGAAACCCAAACGCAGATTGAAAGCCTATTTTAAGAAAAGAGTTTGCTGGATCGGGGATCGAGACCTTGACTCCTGATTTTCCGAACGGCTTAAATAGCACGTCAGTTGTATCAAACACAAAATCAGCGATGCGACTACCAAGAAGCTCCATCGCCTCCCCGCTTGCGTCCTTCATGTTAAGCCTGCGGAAGGTAATGCGTTGCAATTCCTTCATGCGACGTGCGAACTGATCATCACCCGTCACTTGAGCGTTTCGAAATAGCGTTTCATAGTCGGTTTCACTGACACCATCTGGGAACCAATTGCGACCAGCAGCTTGTGCCTTCTTAACCCACCCAACCATTGCAGCTTGAGTGTATGCTTTGTTTGAATATGTATATACGCTGTTCCCAAATTGGGCTAAAACAGAGTTTACAGGGTCTTCGTTGTAAGCGCGACCACCGCCGAAGTCCATGAGAACCCTGTCACTGCGACGCATTTCATTTTGGATGTAGTCATCGACCTTCATACCAGTGAATATGTCTGGGTTTCCAACCTCACCTGCAATGATGTCACCGTCACGAGCCTTGATGCCAATGTCTTCACTGAGATCCCAACCCTCTCGCTCAACCAACTTCACCCAGTCGTCGTAGTTTTCAACATCTGGGTTCCAATCGTTGTTGTTTTTGATGATTTCGTCGATACCAGACTCGCCATTTCTTATGGCATTTCTAATCCTTGTGATCTGAGTCAAAGCAGTGTTAGCCTGCTTCTCATTAAACGCACTCATCAAAGCCTTGAGCCTTCCAGATTTTCCGCCAGCAACAAGGAAATATCTTGCGTTGGGGTTTCTGCGTGTGCCACCAGGGTTGTAACCCATGACATCCGTTGGTTCGATGATACGCTTGCTGATTGGTTTTACAATATATTGGTGTCCATCTGGGTGCCGCCTGTCCAGCTTCCACACAGGTATTTCATCTGGTAGGTCAGCAAGCTTGACAAAGTCACCAGAGGATATGTCAAATACTTCTTCGGCGTTGTCCGCAACTTTAACGTCGGACTTCTTAACCTTCTTTGCAGGAACGAATACGCCGTCAAATATCTCAACAGAGCTGTCGTACCCTTTTTGAACATACCTTTGCACCATCATAGATGTTTTAAGAAGGTAATCAGCCTCTTCAAATGTAGACAGCGCCTCATATGCGTCAAAGTCTTTTTGCTCTGGAGCCTTGCCTTCTGGGTGAAACTGTTTGAACTTACGCGCAAACTCTTCTTTGGTGTACCTAACACGAAGATAAGAGTCTTTTCCGTCACGAAGTTCGTTATACACAGCCTTCAATGCGAACCGAGACTTGGGGCCAAGCTTGTCCATTGCCTTCAAATATGGCTGAACAACTTCCTTAACCGCGGCGCGACCAGCTTCTGCACGTTGAGATAGCGTGGACAGTATGTCTGCGTCTCGAAGTGCAGATGACCCCATCAATTCGTTGTTAAAAAGCTTACCGATAGTCGACCTGACAATACCTTGTGCAGCAGCAAGTTCGATCTCAAATGGTTTCGAAACCCCCGAAAGGTCAATCCTTTCAGAGACTTCGATCACATACCCTTTGGTCAGGTCATTCTCATCAACAGGGACAACCCTAGCGTTATCAAGACCCCTCGTCAGTTTGTCCACAGTCTCAGAATCCATAATCGGCTTATCTGTTGCTGTTGCTTTTCTGAAAGGCTGACCGTCTTCGGCCCTACCTATGCGAACATTCACTGTGTAATTACCGAGTCCCTCGTCTACAATTTGATAATCATAAATTGGGGTTATGGTGTTTGCCTTATATCTTGCAACGGCCTTCTCGGCCAAGTCTTTAATTTGAGCTTTTGTGGCAACCTTACCGAACGAACCCTTGCGCCAAAGATTGTCCATTTTCTTGATGATGTCGTTTTTGTTGAACCTATCAACGAATTGCTTGAAGCTTGCCCTGACTGGTTGTGGGTTCAAATCAACTACATTAGGTGCAAGATTACCGATAGTCTTTGCATCTGGGTCGTAAGTCAGTAGCAAAACTTCGCCAACCTCTCCAGCAGCCTCTGGCCCTTTCACAGACGCAGTCCTGCCAAGAACCGTGGAAGCCTTGAGTGCTGTTTTTGATACAAGTTTTACGGCTGACTGTGCAAATGGTGCAGCTTCAGTGAGGGCAAGGATCTGCTTTGTTTCTTTGTCAGGATCAAAACCTGCTGACTGCACTTCTTCTTGAAGGTTCAAAGCTGCGAAGTAGTTATCTTCATTGACGACGCCTTCAGCAGAAACCTCATCAGCATAATCCTGCATCCATTTACGAAAATCTTTTGGTGGCATAGAAACTAGCCTGTCAAGAACCTCTTTACCTTTTCGTTCTGTTCTTGCAGTCAAGTCTTCCAAAATACCAATTGCAACCTGTCTAAGAAGAAACCTGTCAACAAAGTCACCACCATAGCCTAAAAAAGTCCTGTCAGTGCTTGCCTCGGTTATTTTTTGCTGAACAATCTCATTGGCGATCTGCATGTTGGTCGCGTATCTAGCATCAACATCGTAAACATTGGGATCATTTACAGTTAGTGCCTGTTCCAAGACAAAGTCTGGGTTCTCATCAAACTCAGCCTTTTTTCTTGCGAGCTGATCAGCCTCTTCAAGGATCTGATCTGCTGATTTTTCGTACAGTCTACCTTGATTTAGAACCTCTGCCAGAGCCTCCGACTGAAACCGCGCCGTCTTTGCCTTTGCTTCATCCGTTGTTATGTCTTCGCCAGTTGACGCAATGATATCTTCCTTGCGATCTTTTTCACTACGGATAGGTTTCGCACCATCAATTCTGATGTCGACGGGAACAGTGTTTGTAGGTTTGTCTACTGGGTTCATGGTGTACCATATCTCGCCATGTTAAACCCTGGACTATTGTAGGGGTTTAGGGTCGGAGAAAGATTTGAGCCTGGCTGAGGAGATGGCATAGATTGTATGCCAAAGCCAACGGCTGAAGTCCCAAGGTCAGCAATGGCGGAACCAATTCCAGCAAGGCCTCTTGCCTGCGCAGCACGAGAAGAGAACATAGATATTTCTCTACTCAATCCAGACATTTGACCAGCGTAACCTATGCCAGATGCGGCCTGAGAACTTAATGATGACACGCCACCAGCAATACCAGATCCTGCTCCAGCGCCGACGGCAGCAGCACCAGCAGCAGCACGTTGACGTGCAATCTGAGCCTGCCTAATTTGCTGGCGACGCTCACGCTGTGCGCGAAGTTGCTGTTGCCTTTGCTGTCTAGCCGCGGCTTGCTTCTGAGCTTTTGCAGCTTTCTGCTGTTGTGTAACGCTGTAGGCTGTACCTGCTACTGTGGCTGCTGCACCTACTACCACTGCTACTGTTGAAATTGCTGCCATCTATGCCTCCTTAGCATATGTTGACTCATTTAATTGGTAACCAAGTCTCTTATATAATCCACTAAGATCCTGAATCTCTGGAACGTCTGCCATGCAAATTAAATCAGCACCTTTTTTCCTCGCCCACTCCTCATATGATTTTATGAGTCTAATAGATTTGGTGCCGCCCCTGTGATCCTTGTCGATGTACCAAGCAAGTTCAGTTGCGGTTTTTTTCTGAGAAAATAAAAACTCAACAACCATACAGGCCAACATACCAATTATAACACCGTCATCTTCAAGAACAAATATTTCTGAAAAATCTGAGTCTATAAAGTTTGAAACAGACCTCTCGACTTTATCTCTGTTAAAAGACCTGTATAATTCAGGAAGCTCTTTTGAAAAGTTGTAGATAAGAACCATAATTTGGAAAATATCGTCGTGAGTTGCTTTTCTTACATTAAAACCTTTGATTTTTTGCATGAATGATACCGTACCCTAATAAAACAAAATCCTTGGCTGCCTCGGACTCAAAGCGAAGTCTCATAGACTTGCCCTTGCCTCTTATCTTAAGCCTTGTGTCTATCACAGTATCAGGGAAATTGGAAGTTTCTGCACTTGAGTCAATCACTGGTAGTAACTTGCGTCGGTAAGCCTGTTGAGTTGCGCTTGATGCTGTGTTCTTGAAGTCCCAGAACGCAGAAACCAGTAGGGATGAATCTCTTATAGGAAAGTATCCAGTAATTTCATCGCCTACAAACCCTGTTTCTGTTCTCCTCATATAGACCTGTAGGTAGGGTGCTGTCTTTTCAGTCATCAGATCACCCATAAAATCAAACCCAGTCTCTGCAAACGAGGTGTAGTTTGTGTCTTCCCAGTCAAGGAACAGTGATCCTGAAAAAGTTGCCATTGTCAACTGGCCTGAAGTGTTGTCCCTGACAAGAGTTACAATCTGTGGCTCTCCCGTTGAGATCGAAACATCTTGCGTAATGATAACATCATCAGACCCTTGCAGAACGTCATCGCCATCCTTCGTTCTGACATCAATTATCTGCTCCCCCGCGCCGTATTCACCATAAAACGCAGTCCCCGCAACATACTTGGACACAAAAGTCGGGTCGGAAGACTCTTGATCCGAAACTTTCCAAGGGTAAAAAGCCTGAAGAGGTAGATCGAGTATCAGAAAGTTGTTTAGTTTGTTGACGTTTATTTGAGCATTATCTGGATAAGCCCAAAAAATTCTCTTGTTTACCTGATCGTAAACGCCAGTTGTCTTGACCTTGGCCTCTGCATCGATGTTGTCGTAAAAAGTCTGGATGGTGGACAACGTAAGGTTGTTATCTGAAAAGTTAAAACCAGCAGAGTCTGGGGAAAGTGTATATATACCAGAGTCTGACCACCAAAAAGGAATCCCGTCAGCAGAAACGAAAGAAGATGGGTTCCTTAAACCAACCTCACTGATCTTTGTGACTGAATATTCCGTTGCCCTAAATACATCATCTATGCCCTTGATACGCCAGATGCCGTTCTCTGCCATAACAAACAAAGAGTTCTGAAATGAGTGCAACTTTTGGATACCGATAGCATCAGGTATGCGGATTACGCCACCGTCTGTGTCCAGCAGGTCTGAAATATCTTCCGCTGTTGGGTCATTCGACTGAAAGCAGTCACCTAAACCAGAGTTGTCAAAAGCTACACCAGAGGTGGTTTGCTCGATAATCCTTGAAAAAAGAATAACCCCAGAGTTTTTCTGCGAATCTAAACCAGCATAAAACATACGGCCAGCAAAAGCTTCTACCGTTTTAAATCTGCTGCTCTCAACCTCCCTGCCTGCACCAGAAATACCAGATACTGCATCCCTGTTCTTTGCAAAAAAGTTAAGAATAAAGTGACCGTTAGAGGTTAGCGTTGTTCCCGAATATATTTGGTTCCATTCAGATACGCTGAAATTACCGTTTGAGTCCTTGCCAGAATACCAAGGCAAGTTGAGTGCTGGATATTCTCCCTCGGCACTGATGTATGAACTAAGAGCAGCGGAGCCTTTTGTGCCAACCCAACCAGAATTTGCAGTGTCGTATTTTCTATCCGCCGTGACTGTTGAGCTGTCTACAGGATCAAACAGAAGCTGTCTGTCTGATTGGAACTCAAAGTCACGAACCCTAAATTCTATCTCCGTGGATAAAATTTGATCAGAGGAATTCTCTTCAATGTAAATAGTATTTATGGCTGGTGATGATACAATCAAAACACCGTTTAAAGACGAGAACTGACATTTAAATTCTGCTGATGAAAGTCCACCAGTAAACTCATGACTTGTTAAGTCTATAAACCTGCCATTGCCTGTGCTAGGGTCTATGATCTCGCCTGCGGAAAGCGGTGAACTTGTCTTTCTGTAGAAGTAAAGCTTCGAACCGACTTGAACGACAAGGTATTCCTTTCGAGCAATACCTGCCACATTCTTCCATATACCTGTGGTAACAACCTCGTCTTCCGCTATTGTGAATGTCGAAAGAACATTACCACCTTCATAGACCAAGCCCTCACGCCTGCGCCTTGACCCATCACGGAACAATGCACAGTTTAGTTCGTTAACAGAAGCGTCTGGTGGAAACGTAAGTTCACCAGCCTCCGTTATCAAACCTTTGATGAAGGTGTTAGATACCTTCTGTGTTAGACTTTGTGCCATGCCGTGCCTTATATTTAGCAGCCGTAGAAGGTAACTTCTTCCGCATGTACTCTTCCACGCTTCTTTTTGCTGACCTTACAGAAGAAAACTTACCTTGTAATTCTTTTGGAACCATGCCCTTCTCTGAGAATATTTCAAAGAATATGTAACCGTCGTTTGATTTTTTTATGGTGAGTGCGGTCGTCACCTTGTCTGAGTAGCAGACACATGTTTGGGCTACTGGGTCTTCTTCAAACCTAACCATGCCTTACGCCACCTGCTGGGCCGTATCGTCCATACTTGTTGCGCTTGTTTTCTTGCTTCGTTCTGTACATGTCGTTCTGAACGTAGGATTTTAATCTCTTTGACGCTTGCTCGATCTTCGCATCAATACCGCTTTTGAAAACAGAGAAGCAGACAGATTTTGACTCTGCGAGTAGATATGGGAGCATAGTGTCGTCAATGTCAGGCTCAAATGAGTCAACCAAATTAAAAGTTGGATATGTAGTACCAAAAGCTTGAGTTTTGCTCTCTTGTAGAATTGACTCAGTTGTTGCATCATAAGCATCCATTACTATGTGAAGATCATCAAAAGACGTGTAGTATCTTGGCATACGGTCGTTGCGGATAAGCAAGGTCGTCCCTGCGTTTACATCGGCAACCTGCTTTACAGCATTACTATCATCGTGACTGCGTGTCAGAAAGTCAATTGGTTCTACATAAAATATTTCTTGGTAATTAATTCTGCCTACGGTAACTTCTGTGTTGTATGCCACACGCTCTAACTTCTTAACCCTGTCTGGGTATTTGAAGTGCGTAGGCTTTGTGTTGTCTGATAAAGAAGTTAGCTTGATGAGACCCTTATGCTCTGGAATCTCACGAGCTGCGATCATGTTGTAGTATGTGTCCTCGATGACGGAGGCAATCTGCTGTGCCTCTACGCTATCGGATATGCTGTTGACAGCTTCGCTATCCATATCGGATAGAATACTTTGAACCATCTCCAAGAGGGTGCGCTTCATTTATACAATCCTGTCCACAATGACTGTGAAGCGAAGCTTCGCAGAGTTGGTTGAAGCCCCATCACTTTCAATTGTTATAAAGGAATCTGCTGTCACAGAGTTGTTGATCGTCGGGGTAAGTGTGGCGATATCACCAGCAGAGGACACGGCGTGAGGGATTGTAATTGTTCCCATAGATGAGCCAGTAAAGTCCCTCACGGTTAGGGTGGAGTCAGCACTGCTGATTGAGTCCTCTAATACAGTGATGACCTTTTTAACCTCACCGAGAAACGGCATAGGTATGTGAACCTTTTCAACGGAAGACACATCTTCTAGGTAGCCCTCAAATGAAAGCTCGATCAATGTTTTGATAAACGTCCAATTGCCTGAGCCAGATCCGTTAGAAACATAGACCTGCTCATTTGATGCAGTAAGAATGCCCTTCGGTTCGTGAAGGTTAGGGTCCGTTAGTACGCTATGATTTACGTTAGCCATCATGCACCTATATAATCAAAAGAATAACCGAGGGGGCCGAAGCCCCCTCAGAAAATTAGTCGGCGTCTTTGCCAGCATCAACTGCAATATACTCGATAACGATCTTGAGCGCACCAGCAGTGAATGCCGCTGTGTCATAATCGAAAGAGATATAGCCGTTTTCTGCACCGATGGTGGCGGTGCCACCTACGAGTGCGCCGTTGCAAACCACTGCCTTGTTGGCAGCAAGGTCGGCAACAGCAACGGTTGCGTCGATACCATCAGCGTCGATTGCAGCACCAGCGCGAGTCTGAAGACCCACGTTGAGGGTTGCGGAACCACCAGAAGTACAGGCGGTGTCAACGATGATGAAAGCACCAGTGATGAATGAACCTGCTGGGATGTAGGCGTCATTCTGTTGTGGTGCTGCCGCAGATACAGGTACAGCAGTCATATCTTCGATGTCGAGAACGAAGTACTTCTTTGCACCTTCGGTGGTGATACCCTGCTCACGAGGAGTACCTTCACCAGTGTTGGTCAATACGAAGAGACCATCAGCGTTTACATAAGACATGATATATCCTCCTTATACGCTAGGCTTCGTGATAACACGAACCATGTTCTCTGGACGATACAACTTCACACCGTAACGAGCAGTGGTAACAAACTCGTGACGCTGGTGATCTTTGTTGTATTCGTAATCCACTTCTGGCATCTGACGGTAAGCACCTACGAAAGGAGTTACAGTCTGATCGGCAGAGAAGAACAGGTTAGCGATACCGTTGGTTGAAGAGAAATCTACGCTGTTGCCGTCACGGTCAGCCAAAGCACTATCAGCAAGATCCTGCTTCAGGTTGTTTGAGCAGTAGACGTCAAAACCGTAGATGTTTTTCACAAAGCGCATACCAGTGGCGATACCCGTTGAGACGATACCTTCAAACATTGGGTTGTTTGATACGTTTGAAAGGTTTGTCAGGGTGTTGATGGTGAACTCAACAGAAGGGTCAACGACAGCAATCAAGTTGGTGTCGGGTACGTTTGCCTTCTTAAGTGCGTAACGTGCGTATGCGAAGTCTTCAACTTCGATAACGGCGTTAGAACCACCAGCAGATACACGGTGCTCTACACCATCAATGGCTTCGCCTGAGTTAGCGGAAACGCCAACTTCTGGTGTTGCCAAAGTGGTGTTTTCGAAGTGCTCCATAATAGCGCGTTCTTGCTCAGGAACAAAACGAGACATCAGTTCAGAAGAATAGAAAGTATCCTGTTCTGCTTTCTTAGTCATGTAAGTTGCAGAGGACAGGTACTTGTCGATCTGAAAAGTGAACTGACCTGTGTCAAGTGGACGGTATACAACAGCCTGATCTTCGCTGTAGTTATCTACCTGTGCTTGACCAATTGATGGGATCTTGAAAGTGTCTCCATCTGGGAATCCGTCGAGCATACGCACATAACGCTGTGCCATAAGCTCATCACGGAGGATCTCCTTTAGCTCGCCAGACCATACTTCTGCGCGAGTAAGGAGAGTGGTATTACCAGTCGTCATAGCCATGATAACATCTCCTTTTCTAAGCTAGACTTGTTAAGATTTAGTCCCAAACTTATCACCAAGTCTGATGCGATCCTCGAACATTTGTTGTTGGATCTTCGGGGTGTAATATAGGGACTTGTTTTCACGACGGAGCCTTTGATAATAATCAAAATTGCGCTCCGTAGATCTTTGCATATTGACGCCTTCAGTGCGAACTGAACCCTGAACGATAGGTTGTGTAACCTTCTGAGGTTCTCCAATAAGAGTGAAGAATGCGTTAGGTGACTCCGCTGCAAGATCTTGGAGCCTATCAAAAGACATTCCAAGTTCTTTGGCCTTCTTTTTGACGTGGGCCTCAGCTTCGGTGCCGTAGCTTTCTTCCATCTTCTGATTAACAGCCCTTAAGTTCTGCGTCACAGTTGATTGGATTTCGCGCTCAGTGAGCGTCTTTTCAACAAGGCTTTTTAGAGTTTCCTCGCTCACAGAAGACGGGGTGCTGTCCTCCGATAGTGCGCCGCTTTTATTTTTTTGGGTGACTTCAGAGTTTACGTTAGCGGATGACGTAGCCCGTTCCTGAAGTTTGGTGAGTAATTCTTTCGCGTAATCTTGTTTTCCAACATCTTCGCGAATCTGAGAAAGCTGAGTCTCAAGTTCCTTAATGTAATTATCTGCCTCTAGTTTCCCTTTGGCAAGAACTTCAGGGTCTTTCCAATTCTCACCCTTCACCTCGACGAGCTTCTGAACATATGAGTCCTGTGGTTGAGATTCATTTGTCGTCTGCTCTGTGTTCTGAGAAACCCCCTCGGTTTGAGTTTCCTCAGTTTTAAAAACTGACATATTTTATTCCTTTGAAATTGTTATGATATCCAGCACATCTTTGAGAACTTGGTTGTACTCGTTGACTGCCACTTGGCGAAGCTCCCAGTTAGGAGTTTCATAGTCCCGACAAGCTTCTTTCTTTTGGTAGTGCTTGATCAGGATTTCCTTAAGGTCGTCGAAAGCGTTGCGATATCCCATCACTTCTTGCTTACGAGACTCCTTGTCTTTGTGTCCATCAAACCAGACTGACTTCAAAGTCCTTCCTCCGCTGCTATCATAAGGTTCTCTTCGTTGATAGCTTCAGCGTCCTGCATGATTTCTTGCGTCTTCATCTGCTCTTGGACAGCAATGTTTTCCCCGAACAGGCGTGGTTCACCCAGTTCTTCGGAAACAATCTTTGCAAACTCTTTACCAGACAAGTGAACCGCAACGCTTGGATCGGATGCCTTAATCTGGTATAATTGGGTAAGATTTTGGATACGCCTTGCGCGTTCAGCAAAGTGACGTGCGCCAACAGGCACAATCTTACCAGAAGCTATTATATCATCTTTCGTGATACTACGGAAGAGATTAATGCCAAGAGCGTCATCCATGACCTTGATAGTATCGCTGAAATTCATGTTCCTACGGGCAACCTCTAACATGCAGTTAAGAATAGGTTCTAGGAACGTGCGCTCAAAGTGTGCGGTTTTATGTTCAAAGATGCGGCTGGCTGAGTTTTGAAGTGACTGAACCTCGAACGCAGTCTTCTCACCAGGTGTTCTGATGCCCATTGCCATGCGTGGCGCACCAGCCATCTCTTCCATTTTGTTTTCAAGAACTTGGATCTGCAAATCGGCATTGAGTGCTGTTGAGTCTGGTGCCATATAACCAACATCACCTTCCTCGCCAAGATAGATGCGAGCGCCAGGCTCAAACTCAAAGTCCTCAACATCACCCCGTATCTTCAGCACTGGGTAAGCGATCTGGTCAAACACATCGGCCTTGAGGTTTTCCAGATGGTCGATGCGGTACTGCATACCAACCAAGTTGTCTAACGGACCCATGGCATACAGGTTATCTGGTCGTGATCGCCAGCCTGCATGAAAGATGGGTGCATGACCCAAGTTTGATGGGTTCTCTTCGTTGTTCAGAACATACGCCCTGTCGACAACCGTGATGATACGATCAACCATCAGTTCGTCATTCTGGTAATCGTAAATGTCGCCGTAGAATGTCAGGATCTCGATATAGTCTGACTCGTAGTAATGCTGGATTGAGCTGAAGCCATCTGCAATGTAACCATCAGCTTTGGTGTATGTTGCATCAGCAGACCTGACATAGGCTCTGGCCCTCATTGCCTTGTCGAACACCTCGCTCATGTATTCGTTCTTCGGGTCTTGTTCGATCATCTTCTTGATCTCACCGAGGGTTTTAATCGTCTTGATGATCTTTGGGGTCTTTAGGAATGAAGATGCTGCTGGGTTGAAGCATATGTCGTATGGTGATATGCGAACAAGCTTCGGGCCGACATACTGACTGATGTAGTCCCCGTCTTCTTTGATCTTGTAGTTATCCTCGAATGTGACAGTTGCAAAGCAGTTGCCATATTGGATGTAGTCAAACAGAAGATCGGACATTGTTTCAACAAAGTCAGACTGTCTGATTTTGTTTTCCATATATGCTTGGATAATGTCGCGCTTTTGCTTGAGATCAGAGTCTTCGGTGTATGCTTCAAAGCGCATAAACTTCTGCTGGGGAAACAGCGTCGCAAAATAGTTTGCGTGGAGATTGTCCATAATTTGCGTAAGCTTCGGGGTGGTTGTGCTGTTTGACCACGGCAACATGGCATTGGTCGTTGTGCGTGTGTCGGTGGCGTACAGGTAGTTGCGGAGTTCTTTCCACTCTTCAATCTTCTTGTTCCTGAACATGTCCCATTCACGCCAACGATTGCTGATCTCAACCGCCAGATTATCTGGGCCAATAATTTGTTCTATTTCTATGGTCTCACCAGCCATTAAGAAGCACCTCTAAATCTATTGTTTGCCCACACAACATTACTCTTTCTCTGTCTTCCAGAACTTTTCGCAGGTTTGACTGCAATGTCTACCGCAGAAGCTAGTGCATCTATAACATCGTCGTGTGGTGGATGTCTAGAACTCAGCTCTTCCTCAAGTACTTGTGTGTTGCCGCCCTTGTAATGCCACATCTGCAGGTTGTCGTAACGTGGCTCTAGTGTGGAGGAAATACGTTCTTTTTTATTTCCTTGGTGTTTGTTAGGTCTGAATTCGTCAATAGAAATTGCTAGACCGTGTTGCTTGATAAGTTCCTTGAGCTGCTTGACAATTGCTTGTTGCGCAACTGTGACCTCTGCCCTCATCTTTCTGAAGTTCCACTTGGTTGACAGGTGCAGGATGTGCTCAAAGTATTCCGATATCCTGTCTGTCCTAAACCTATTAATGTCTAAAACATACACATTGTTTTCGTTATCAACCCCTACCACAACAATGGCAGTGTAGTCAGCCTTCTTGCTTAGGCTGAAGGCGAAGTCGACTGCAGCATAGACATTGAGCCTGTTGTCCTTGTAGAACATGTAACCACTTTCTTCACGCAGAAACTTGCGCTCGAAATACTGAAACTTGTCTGGCCTCACTGGGACGTTGTCTGGGTCTGAGGGGTCGTTGTAATACTGCGCCCTGAACTGACCTTTGTCTAGATACTGACCTCGCTTCTTGGCAAGGATCTTCATATCAAAACCAAACCACTTGCCGTCTTTGCGTTGCTGGCGTGGCCACAAGAACTCTCCAGTTCCGTCACCTCTGTCTTCAACTGAGCGTTCGAATATCTCGTATATATTCTCTTCGCCAGTCTTCTCGCCGTGCTTATCGTATTGGTCTTCCGTCATTTGCATAAGGTTATTGTACAGATCGGCTGGGTGGTATCTGGTTCCCACAACCCACTCTCTTGCGTTAGAACCTTCGATGGATGAGAGTAGCGAGTATTGGCTTTTGACCTTCTCTCTTCCTTCGCCCGTGTAAGCATTCTCATAGACCACCACGTCGTCCAAAACAGCTATGTCGCAGTGTAACCCTGTCAGTGATGTTGTCAGGCCACCAGTGAAGACGCTAGGGTCTCTGACCTTTTCTTGCTTTCGTAGTGGGTGATCAAGACATATCTCTGAGGTTGTCCAGCGTTCCCTCTTGCCTTCGTCTGGGTTTACATGTTCGGGCCAGTATCTTTGGTAAATGTCTGACGTTAAGATATTCTTGATGAAGGAAAGCTGTTTCTCCGCAAGATTTGCGGTGGCTGAGATGTATAAACACCGCAAGGTTGGGTCTTTAGTCAACTCCCAAGCAACCCTGTATGCGATCAATCGAGACTTACCGTGATCTCGCGGAAACAAAAGTAGCTGGTGTGACTTTTGATCCTCGCGCATCCACCACTGGATGACCTCCTCGTGGCACAAACCAAGAACCTGCTCAGGTGCAATAAGCTTGATGAACACCGAAAGGTCTGACTCAGCAGCTTGACGTATCTCGTCTCTAGTGGACACTCGTTTTGATTCCTCTCAAAACTTCAGATGAAATCGCAGAGCGATTTAATCCTCATTTATTCCTGATGTTGATTTGCTTGGACACCGAGTCAAGACCAAAGGCCCCAGCAGCAAACAGGAATATAGGTGTAGCCAAAACCTCTACGGCCTCACCTGCTAAGGAGTTTTCGAAAAACACCCACAAGCATGTCAATCCAAGAAGCACCAGAAGCATCACCGCTGACACTTCCCTCTTCCACGTTTTCTGAGGTCTGCCTCGGCTGTACCTCGATAGTTGCTCTTCCATTTACTTCATCCCACCAGTGCATCACAACAAAACCAGGGCAAGCCTTTGCAGAAACTTCGTTGTGACCACGAACAACAACATCCTTACCATATTTTTCCAGAAGTTCGTTGATCTTCTTGACAATCACATCCTGCTGGATCTGTGTATAATTATCAAGAAACTTATCGTTTGCGTTAGATCCAAAGCCACCTAGCAAGCAAATACCAATGGAATCCTTGTTCCATCCCTTGGCATGTGCGCCGATTGCTTCCTCGTCACGACCCTTTGCAACCTTGCCATCACGGTCGATAACGTAGTGGTAGCCAATGTCGCTAAAACCTCTAGCCTTATGCCAAGACCTTATCTCATTAACCTTCCATCGAAGGTTTGTGCCCTGACCCCAAGTAGGTTGGGTGGCAGAGCAGTGAATAAATATGTTGTTGATCTTTCTCATCGGGTCAGCCCTTCTTTATTAGTTCGTCGATCTTGTCTTCCAAGCGTCTCATCGCCGTCATCATATTGGCTGTATTATTGGCCATCTCATACTTGGTCGCATACTCTTCACGAGTGCGGGCCAGCATATCTTCTGTCTTCTCAAGACGTGAGGATAAAGAGCGAACCACGATAATGGC